TAGATTTTTGAATATCGGCAAACAAATCTGATTGTATTTCGTCTATATATAAAATCTTTAAAAGATTACCATCAGCATCATTTACAAATACGTCAGCAGTTCTCATGTGTACAAATACATTATCAACTCCCTTATAATGGTCAGTTACATAAAATTGTCCGCTAGTTTTTACTGGATTCCAAGTGTATAAAAATTCTTGTTTGTTTTCTGTATATATTTTTTTAGAAAATTTTTGTGATGCAAAATCTTTTCCTTGCCAATCTTCTAAAAATGCTTCTGCTGGTGCATTATCTACTACCCCGGCAGTTAATAATTCTGTTGGTAGTCCTCGTAATGTTTCTAACTGATATGCATTTAAGTTTGGATTTGCTGTTTGTTTCGCTTTAAACAGTAATCTATTTAAACGATCCATATTAATTTCACCACTAATCCCTCTATCAGCAGCAGTTGTATCTATACTAAAACCCGGTTTATCTCCTTGAATAGTTTTACCAAATGGCATTAACATAGGAATTGATTTATCAAATACACCATCGCCATATAAAGAATCAAACAATAATTTTGATGTAGTTTTATATCGTATCCTAGCATTTAGTAATTGATTTAAGTTTGTAAAGAATTGATCTCCTTCTACTTCTTCTATTCCTATTTCTGCTAAAAGATAAGGTAATATAGCATTATCTTCTACTAAATCAGGCTCTATTTTGTCTAAGATATTTAATAAAGGATCATCAACTATATATCTATTTTCTAATCCAACTAAAAATTTTTCTAACCTGCCATCAGGATCAACTTTACGTAAAGCTTCTTTGTTGTTTAATATATTTCCATTAAGAGTTAGTTGATTAATTACTGTTTCAATCTGTTCACTTTTTGTATCTGAAAATTTCATATCAGGCGATTTAGTTTCTACATTAAGTGCATTTCTTAACAAATTAAAATTCTTTTCTATTTCTTTTTTTCTATTTATATTTAATTTCTTATAGATGTTTTGTATTTCATCTAAGTTTCTAGTTAAATCATAGAAAGCAGCAGAAGCTTGATCGTCTGGTCCATCATAATATTTTTCTTTTAATGCTTTATATTCATTATTTCTATTAATAAATAAAGATTTTATTGCTTTATTAGTTTGTTCTAAATTATCTGTAGCATCTTGTAGTTGTTGATTAAAGTGTTGTATTGCTTCTTTTTCATTTTGATTACTAGCAATTAATCTTATATTTCTATCACCGCCATATCTAACTACAGATATAATTCCATCATTTGCTTTTATATATTTTTTAATATCTTCTTTTGTTACTTTTTCTTCTGCTCTTGTTGGATCATTTAACCAATCATTTAATCTTGTTTCTTGTATGTATTGTTTAGAAAAAGGTATATTTGAACCAGCTAATATATATTGACCTTGTTTATTTATATTTAACCAATTCTTTCCTAATGTTGAATTAGTTTTTGTATCTTTAATAGCTTCGTTTAAACGGGATACTCTTACTCCTATCTCACTTATTTTAATTTCATTTCGACCATAAGCAGGAGTTCTACTATAAAAAGGTTGAACATTTCTATCATTATCATAAAGAGTATTCATTCCATTAGTTAATGAATAACCTTTATATGGACCTACATATCCTGTTCCTTTAAACACAGCTTCAGAATATTCTTGTTGAAGCGGTGTTAAAGCTTTAGGATTATTAACTGCATCTTCATACAAGTCTCCAGTTCTTACAGCATCTAAAACATCTTCAAGTTTTCTATATTTTCTACCACTAAAAAATTTAGCTACCTGATTAAAGTATTTAAATATAGGCTCAAAGAATCTTCGTAGCGGTGGTGAAAATTCATATGGTGTTCTTCCTTGTAACTTTTGTTCATTGTAATATCCAGACGCTATAGCTAAAGCTTCTTCAAATGTTGATGGCATTTCTCCTTGCATCCTGTTAGTAGCTATATCAAATATTTTTTGTTTGTTTTCTTCAAGTACTTCTACAACTTCAATAGGAAAATATCCATTGTTTCTAAAGTAATGTATTGCTTCGTGGTAAACAGTATCAGTTGGTGATGCAAATCTAGGTCTACCAGTTTCTGGATTAGTTTCTAAATTAATTGCTATCATGTCTCCTAAAGTTACACCAGCAACTTCATCGCCTTCTGGATCATACAATCTATCTACTATTGCTATATCAGCATTAGGCATAGTTCTTTTAACTATACGTTTTAAATTCATTATTAAATCAGGCACATCTATATTGTCATTAAACTTATATAAGTTGCCTTGATAATTAATACCTTCCATATTAGGCACTTCTAATAATGGAGCATCTTGTTGTAATTGTTCTACTTGTTGTGTATTAATTGCTGGTGTTCTGCTCTGTTTTACTTGAGGTCCAGCTATACTTCTTAACTCAGCCAGAGGATTAGTACGTTTAAACAATGAACGAGACACAGCTTCTTGATAGTCTCTTGGCGATGCTTCTGGTGCAGTTTTT